TATAGATGAATATGTTAGAATAACTACTTTAGAAGTATTACAACAAATTAAAAACGGTAATATAACTTTAGAAAAAACAATAGACAATTTAGATTATGACAAAGAATTTGAAGAATTAAAATAATGACCCCAATAAAAATAACACTTAAGGTAATACCAGACCACAAGAGATACACTATACTAAGTAGTGGAGATGATAAAGCTGCTATATATAAAAGGTATCTAACTATATTTTATATAAGAGTGTCTAGAGTTTATGAAGGTCATGAGATATGGGGAGAGGTAATAAATGAATACGATAAATTAACTAAATAATATTATGGAAATAACATTATCATTAATAACATTTGTTGTTGGAGTTATAGTAGGAATGTATGTAGTAACACAAATAGAGCGCTCAATAAGCAGTTCCGTTAACCGAAATAAAATTATTAAAAACATAGATAAATTAAATAAAAAGAAAAATGATTAGTTATATAGGAGGTAAATCAAGAATGAGCAAATGGATATGTGAATACATACCAAATGATATAGAAACTTATGTAGAGGTGTTTGGGGGAGCTTTCTGGGTATATGTTAAGGGAGATATACATGAGAAACCAAATCTAAAAGAAGTTGTCTATAATGATAAAAATAGATTTATGGCTAATCTATTTGAGTGTATGAGAAATCCTGAAGAATTTTCAGATATGCTGGAATTAGTACCATCACAACAGGTAGATACATTTAACATAGCTCAGAACTCATTAAATATGGTTAAGGACTATAATTATCCATACGAATTAGGGAATAAAGAGATTGCTGGACAATACGCTTATTGTGCAACTCAGGTGTTCAGTGGTAGTAAGATACTAGAAAGTAAATTCATTGACTTAAAAGGGAAGTATGCTAGTAAATACGACGCATTAAGAAGGAGGTTAAAGAAGGATGATATTATTGAAAAGTTAGAGGGTATAACTCAGGTTGAGAATTTAGATTATACAGACCTAATGTTAAAATATGATAGTCCTACAACATTCTTTTATGTTGACCCACCATATTGGAAAACAGAAGATTACTACTCAAATCATGATTTTGACAGTGATGACCACAACACATTAGTAACACATCTTAAAAGAATAAAAGGTAAGTTTGCTTTGTCTTATTACGATTTTGATTTGTTAAGAGAGTGGTTACCAAAAGATAAATACAAGTGGGAGATGAAAGAATTTAACAAAGCTGCTGGAGCTCAGAAAGGTAAGAAACAAAATAAAGGAACAGAATTACTTATTATGAATTATTAATGTATATATTTGAAGAAATATTTAATTTTGAAGAAATATTTAATTTATTTTGTATACTTGCATTTGTAATGATAGGTTTTGCTTGGGGTTACGATGAAGGAATGAAAGAAAACAAAAAATGAACTATGAAATTTAACAATATAAAAAGATTATTGAGACAACAGGTTGAAAATGGGGTTAGAGTTCTTTGGACATTTAACGAATCAGAACCAGAGTTTACAATGATATACAAAAGTTATAATAACAATTTAACTATATACACACCACAACAATTAATTACTTATTTAGATGAAAAAGAAAGAGCACAGTAAATATTACTACGAATTTGACAGGAATATGGATAACAACAAACAAAGCAATACCGCATATATTAATCCTAAAATGTTGTTGAGTAAAAAAGACTTGATGGGTCAATACAATGGTAAAACACTATCAGGAGGATTACAGAATGATAATAGAGTTCCAGACTACTACAAAGGAAAGAATGGGTATGAAGCAAGAAAAGTTTGTGATAACTTTGATTTAACATATCATCTTGCTACAGCAACGACATACATCTTACGAGCATATCGTAAACATGANACTCCTGTAGAATGTTTAACAAAAGCNATAGCTCATTTAGAATTTGAATTAGAAAAAATTAACCAANAAAAATAAACTATGACAACAATTTACATTACATTAGCAGTAATTATCTTATGGCTCATTGGAGTTGATNTAAGATATTATCAGATTAACAAGAAAATAAGTATTATGCATAATACAGATAAAAATCTTTTAGAACTTGTTAAGTCTGCTCAACAATTAAAAGATGAAAAAGAAAAAGAAGATAAACCAAAAGTTAAACGAGACAACAAAAAACGGGTTATCAAAAAGTCAAAGCGAGTACGAGCTCCAAAAAGCAGTAGTTAAATACCTACAACTACAATATCCTTTAGCTAAATTCTGTGCGAGTTTAGGAGGGATAAGAACNTCCTACACCCAAGCCGTAAAAGCGAAAGCTAGCGGTTATGTAAAAGGATTCCCCGATTTACAGGTTTGCTACCCTACTAGAAAATCATGTGGTCTTTTTTTAGAAATAAAGAAAGATAGAAAATCTTACGCCTCAAAACATCAACACGAATGGATTGAATACCTACACAAAGTTGGATATACAGCCAAGGTATGTAAAGGATTTGATGAGTGTAAAGAAGCGATTGATGATTATATGCATATGGAGTATGAGAAAGGTACACTATAGAGGGAAGTTATGATGGAGATTATATGCCATATATGTAATAGAGAGTTTGAGTTACTAAAGAATAAAAGTTACTTAGGAGCTCCACTTAACTCTAAAAATCCTGAAGAATACGACCCATTAACAACAGAGATAATAGGATTATGTAGTGTTTGTTATAAGATAGAGAGAGATAAGATTAAAGACAATAAGAAAGATAAGAAAGATGGGGAAGATTAAAAGGAAAGATAGAAAAGACAGGAGAGGTGGAGGATATGCTAAAAGAAAGTTTACATTTGAGCAAGCAGAAGAAATAAGAAGCCTTTATAAGACAGGACAATACACTCAAGAATACTTAGCTGATGTTTGTGAAGTCAGTCAACCTATTATAAATCAGATACTTACACACAAAACCTACACCAAAGATTAAAGTCTGTTGAAACTGTCATCCCTTTATATAAAAAAATAAAAATTTTTCCCCCAAACAAATTCCTAAAACCAATTTACTGTTGAAACTGTTAGGGGCTTATATATAGTCCTGAAACTGTTGGGAAGCTCTAATAGGAGATTTTTTGAGATTTTTATTTACTATGCATGCATAGTATTTTCTATTTAACATAATAAATATTATATTCTTCCATACAAAAAATTTTATTAAAAACAAAATTTTACAAATAAAAGTTGCTAACAATTTAATTGTTAATAAATATATATAAATTATTTTAATAAAATGTACCAATTTGTTTGGCAGTAATAAAAAAGTCCTTATATTTGTACCAAGTTTAACACGAAGTTAAACACAAACCTAAAAAAAAAGACAATGAAAAAATGTGAATTTACTTACCCGGAATTAAGATACATATTGACAAGCTTAGGAAATCAAAAATTAAAGATGATTGATGAAGTAAACGATAACGAAAGGCTAAAAGAGAGATACAAAGAAACAATAAACAAATTATCAGAACTAGAAAATAAAGTTAACGATTTGTATGTAGCCGACTTAGGAAAGATAATAAGTAAAATAAAATAATTATAAATAATAACGGGGGGATAAAACCCCCCACAAAAACCCCTTTAAAAATGGAACTAATCAAAAACATCATCAAAAGCAAATTTGTAAATAAAACAATATTAAAAAATTGCCAGCATTACAAAGTTAGAAAATATAACAGCGATATAACCTATCATTTAACAGCTCCAGAACTTGCAATATTTGAGCAAAAAAATGATATTGACTATTACGCTGTTATTAAGCCAAGCACGCAAAAAGCAATAAAAATACATAATTTAATTTGCGATATATTAGCTTTTTGTTCGTTCTCCTTAGCTTTTATCATTTTAATAGATATACTACTAAAAACACTTTAAAAACCCTTAAAAACTAAAAAAAATGAAAACAGTATACCAAAGTTCTAGCGAAGTTATTCATCTATTCGCAAACAAATCACAACACGAGGCAAAAAACCAAACAAGAAACGCATTTTTTGAGCGCTCATCTCTTTATTCTTACGGTTACCACTATAAACTAGCCCTACATCTTGACGGAGGAGCAATTCTAATAAATAACAAAGGCTATAGCGTTACAACTAGAAAACAAATCAGAGAAATTGCCCACGCCTCAAGACACAAAAAACAGTTTTATAGTGAAGATATTTTTTTAAAAAACGCCCTCAGAAGAGTAGAAAAATTAGTAGCAAAGCTACCAAGGGCAAGAACTAGAAAACTAGAATATATAGCGACTATAAAAGGAATATTTAACAATTTTCAAGATTTCCAAAGATACGCCAAAAGTAACAAAATAGAGTTTATTAGATGGAGTAATAGCGACTTTATAAAAGCCCAAATAGATAAACGCTCCAAAGATTGGAAAAGGTTACTGTACATTGCTAAAAGTATGGACAATATAACAATATTGGAGCAAGAAGCAAAAGAAGAAGAACAAAAGCAAAAGAACAAAAAAGAGAGAAGGCAAAAGCAATTAACACGCTCATATAGATTAGGAAAAAGCGACTTTGTCCGCCTTGATTACGATTTGTTAAGTTTGCAATATGATGAACAAAACTCACATTTTATACATACTTCACAAAATGTCAAGATATCATTAGAAGAAGGACAAAACGCAATAAAAGCGCTAGAGTTTTGGAAGTGGAATGAAGAGAAGATAAATGCAAATCTAAAAGGCCAAAAGATAGGCTACTATACAGTAACAAAGGCAGAAAATAAAACTTTATACATTGGTTGCCATAAGATTAAATTTGAAGAGATTCGAAGGCTCGCAAAAGATTTAAAAAAAGTTATAGTTCTGCCATTAATAAAATAATTAATAACTAAAAATAAAAATTATGAGTAATATGAGCTACTGCCGATTTGAAAACACTTCAAGAGATTTAAATGATTGTATTGAAGCAATAGAAAATGGTGAAATCAATGAACTAAATGAATATGAGATTGAAGCACTAAAAACTATGCAATATCAAGCAAAATATATATTAGAAATAGAGGATGAGATAGAGATTGGCATAAAAGATAGTGAAGAATACAACAAAGAATAAATAATAATTAATAACTAAAAAAATAACATATGGCAAACTTAAACCAAGAGAGCGCAACAATCAAAACAATTGTAATAACTACTTTTTTATTCCTCGCCTTTTGTAGTTAACAAATAATTTTATAAGAAAGTAAAGAAATTTGTAAAAAAACATATTAAAAGTCAGCGTTTTTTACTTGTATTTACCAAATAAAACGACAAATTTTATAAAATTGTTTAAAAGTTTCTTTCTTTCTTTGATTATTTCCAGATTTTAAGGAGATATTCACAAAA